GTTGCTCACGTCCCTAGCTATTGACGTAGCGTAGGGACATTTTTACATCTTATCTATAATACATAAGCCTATCGACTGCCATACTTAATGCAACAACCGCATCAATTTTCCCAGATTGAGTTCGTTTGATGATTCGAAGTTTTTCATTATCTTCCGGCTTTCTATCGGCGTTGATGATGTGCTGGCGCAAGACCGCATCGCCGGAATGTTCAATCTGTCTGTCGCGTATCATGTCATACAACCGCTTGTCCGCAATCAACCGCGGTGCACCCTGAATGAACGGTCGCCAGAATACATTGTCGCCAAGTCGCTGCGCCATGCTTGCCATCTGGTACGGGTCATAGGCCACTTCATCAACATGATAGGTTCTGAACAACCGCTGCAATTCATCTTCAACTGCTGTGAAGTCAATCTGCCCATCTTTTGGCGGCGTCCAGATGTTGACGTATCGCACTTGCGGCTTGCCCTCAGGACTCATCGACACCACCACCACCGCAAAGCAATCGTTCTCAACTGCCGCATCCACGCCGATGATGACACCACGTCCGCCCAAATCCGACAAATTGTCGTTTTTGCAATCGTCCCACCATTCAATCGGGATGAACGCCTCGCTAGATGCTGCCCACTGGTTGCGATGCATCCGCGCAAACTCGGATGGTGTCAGTTGTCCGGCTTCCTGCGCGTAATAATCCGGCGTCTGCCATGGGAACATGGGCTTGGTCACCCACACCGTCAGCATACGTGCCGCATCATTCACGTAAACTTCCAAATCGTCCCACACCCTTGTGCCTTGCTTGACGCCGGTGTCATACAGTTGTTCAAGAATGGGACTCTCGCCGCTAATCCCGGCATAAGTATCAATCCAGCGCTGCGCACTGCCCCACTTGTTGGGACTGAGTGTCATTTCTGACCACATGCGTTGATGCGCCTTGCTCTTCCATCCCCACAGTTCGCTGTAGACAATCATGTCATCGTTGCCGCCTGCCTCGCCGGTGGGGTCAATCGGCACGGATTCAATCTTCGAGCCGTTGGGATAATCAATCCGGTAACCACTCGGCGTCATGTGGATGCCCTCGCGCTTGCCAAGTGACTGCGCAATCTTGATGTTCTCGCGGATGTAATACCCAACACGGCTGTCGGCTTGTTTGAGGTCGTTCGCCACCAGCTTGACGGATCCACGCTTGCGGGTCGCTGCTGTGAAGTCAGCCATCGCGCCAATCACCGACGACTTGGCTGACTTCTTAGGCCATGCCCACAGGATGGTGTTGTATCGGAACCGGCCTTCACTGTCACGCGCTTGCGAGAGTTCCAATGGTCGCTGCTGGCAGTCGTAGAGGCGCATCAAATCACCGCTGTCGTACAGATAGAAGTTGCGCTCTATCCATTCGGCAGCCGGTAACGGTGGCGGGTCAGCCGGTCGCTGAATGCCATGCCGTGCCAATACATTACGACTGATGTCGAGCGACGTCAGCAAGTTCTATCTCCCTTAGTATTTCTTCAAAGATGGTCGCCGCCGATTCCCCACGTGCCTCAATCGCTTCCACCAACTTGACGATGATTTCCATATTGATGTTGATAGTCAGGCCGTCCGGCTGTTTCATCGTGCCCAACAGCTTCATTTCCTTGTCGATGACCTTGATGACCAAATCGCCATCATTTTGCTGCCACGCTAAGCGCTTGGTTTCTTGCATCTCGGCAAACTGACGCGCCGCATGTTTCTCGGTGGCGATGTTGGCTTCTTTGCGCCAGCGACTATTCAGCGCCTTGATGTCACTCAGGATGGTTGTGTGCGTGTACGGCTCGCCAGTATCCGGATTCAACAGCGGAAAATCACCAGTTGCCAGTGCGTCGGCAATCTCACGTGCGCTCAGTTGTTTTAAACGTAAATGAGCCACGCGTTCGCGGCGTAGCTCAACGATGTCTTTGTTCGCTGTGGAAAGTGCCATGATGGAAGCCTCGCTTACGGTGTCGGGATTGCCTCTATCTCAAACTGAACGACGCCCACATAAGTCGCTGCCGGATTGGTCGCACTGACGGACACCTTCACCGTGCAAATCCCTGCCGCCAGCATGGTGAACGCGCCGATTACCGCATCATTTGCGATGCCATCGGCTGTCCCTTGGTCGGATGTCACCAGCCCGCCGGAACCACCCACAAACGTGGCAAGGTCTGTGGATTGACTCGTCCATGCCACCGATGCGCCGGTAAGTGCCTGTGATGTGCTGCGGAAATCCTTCAGCCGCGACAGGAACGAATAGCGCACCGGAATGACTTCACCCACATAAGCAGCCAAGCGTGGAATTTGCATGGTTTAGCCGCCACGCTTGTTCAATAACTTCATGCGTTCACGATATTCCATTTGCCACACCTTATCCGCTTTTAAAGCAGGCTCTTTTAACCTTAACTGTGCTTCAATTGCTAAATCAGCTTGAACCTGCTTGAGCTTTAAGTAAGGTCTTATTTGCTGCAAAACAGTTTTAGCCGAATCGCCGCCACATGTCCAAAAATATGATGTTGCATGTTTAGAATTAGTTCTGCGCTGTACACTGACGCGCCCAACCCCAAACAACTCACATATCCATTCCAATACACTGGGTTTAGTGTTTGATATGCTTATCTTTGTAGTTATGATTTCGTCACGTTCCGTAATCATGATTGAACCTTCACCATCTACAAACCCAGCAATGTAAGCCGCATCAATTTCACTAATTGCATTTGCTTCAGCACCTTTTCGATACCTGCCAATTCTGCGACATTTAGTTGAGCAAAACTGTTTCGAAATATCTCCAGCGCGGCCACCGGTTATAAACTCTGTACCACAAACTACACAATTTCTTACCATTCGCTTATGTGTCGCAGGTCGAGCAACGCCACGCTTGCCAACAGTGCTACATTCCAAGCTGCAATACAAACCAGTTCGACCCTGATTTAATTCCCACTGCCTCACTTTGAATGTATTGCCGCAAATCACACATATTTTACTAATTACTTTCGTTGCAGATTCATCACGACATTTCCTGCTGCAAAACCTTTTCTGATAAGACAATTCATTACCACAAGTCTCGCATGTTTTCATAGCAGAGTTCCTTTATTTACCCTGCTATGATTATAACATTTAATCTACTTATGGTGCAACGTCAACCACCGGATGCTAAAGTAACGGTATAGGTACATTGGATGGAGTCGGGATTTGCCCCCACTAAATTTATAGCTGCGAACACCGACCGGTCCCACAACGTACCGCCGCCGGTGGCCGCTTGGTCAAAGAAGCCGTGTTCAGTCACGGCGATGTCCGCATCGCACGTCAGTGTGCCCACACTGCGATACTGATTAGACGCCGGGACTGACCGTGTGCCAGTGGCGCGGGTACTGTTTGGATTAAGCGCGGTGGTGGACTCGGTGACCAGTGCGGTTTGTGCGGCTGATTCGGCTGTCGAGCCGGTGCCGATGCCATGATAGTTCATCGTGTTAATATCACTTGCGCCGCTATTCCAGTCATCGCGCAGGAAAGTAACCCCCGCGTCCGTGATGACTCGCCGTGACACAACGCCGTAATCAATCCACTCGCCGGTGTCGCCTTTGCGCACACGAATGGACAATTCGCCGTACATCATGACCATCGGCGCTTTCAGGAAGCGAGCGATTGGGATGAACACTTGTGTCCAAAACCAACTGGTGATGAACATCCATGTGAACCAATTGCGCAACCGCCATGACAACGGCGCTTTCTTCACTGTTGGCCGGATGACTTCAAATTCGACCGTGCCACTCATACCCAATTTACCAATCATTAGACCACCTCAAAACAATCAGGATAATCGCGCAGCAGCGCAATCGCTTCGTGATGAAAGACTTCGATTTCATGTCCGGCGGTATAGAATGCGTTTTCAAGGCGCAAATCCTTGACCACCAGCAGCTTGACATAATTCACAGTCGGTTGTGGAACGGGCAGTGGAACTTTATTTGCCATGTGTCACTCTCCATAAATCATTGTCGAGCCATTTTGACCGACAAAAACAGCACATTTGTTTTCTTCATAGTATAGTGTAATCGCTTGGCGGTCGTAAAGTTGCGGCGCGGTCACTCCCTCAAACAGCACTGGCATCCGGCGCGTATCCGCCACATCATAGCCAATTTGGATGACCGTTGAGGATGTGTTGACGCCGATGAATGCGCCAACGCTGGTCATGATGCCGCCAAAGAATTTGCGGATTTGCTTGATGAGTCCGCCGGATGATGTCAGCGTGCCATCCAATGTCTTGTTGGCTTGTTTGCGCAGCGCCCCGCTGGATGTCAATGTGCCGCTGAAGCTCTTGCTGACCAACCGCGACAGGCTGATGCTTCCGGCAGGCGTCAACGTACCGCGCACCACTTTCGCCGCCTGTTTAATCAGTGCGCCTGTAGGTGATAACGTCCCACTCACCACTTTGGCCGCTTGCTTGGTCAGTGCACCGGCGGGTGTCAACGTGCCGCCCACATCCAACAGTTTGAGGAAATTGGACTTGGCTGCACTCAACGCACCGGTGGGCGTAAACGTACCCGCCAGCACTTTGTTGACCTGTTTGATGAGTGTCGCAGATGGAGTCAATGTGCCACTAAGCACTTTAACCGCTTGGTTCAAAAGGTTTCCGGCAGGTGTCAGTGTGCCACCGGTGACCTTATTCGGCTGTTTGAGCAATCCGCCACTACTGGTGAGTGCGCCGCTGGTCAGCTTGTTATCTTGCTTACTGAGTGCACCGGCAGGCGTCAGCGTTCCGGCGACAATCTTGCTCACCAATTTGATGAGTGTCGCAGCTGGAGTCAATGTGCCAGACAGCACCTTCGACGATTGCTTGATGAGCGCCCCGCTTGATGTCAACGTGCCACCAATACTCAACACAACTATCTTAATAAGCGTCAGTACGCCGGACGGTGTCAGTGTGCCTTCCATCAGTTTGTTAGTCTGTTTACTGAGTAATCCGGTGGGTGTCAGTGTGCCGGATGTCAGCTTATTGTCTTGCTTGGCGATTCCACCTGTGGGTGACAGCGTACCCACCACCACCTTGTTATCTTGCTTGATGAGTGCCCCGGCAGGCGTCAGCGTCCCACTGATGGACACGGTATACGTTGTTCCACCACTGGTCGTGATGGTCAGCACGGGCGTGACGGTGTAGGTGTCGAGCGCCACACCATCCAACACCACACGGAACTCATAATCGCCGGATGCATCCGCCGCCGCGATAATCGCCCATTCCAGTTCGGTGTAATCGTCAGTCGGAATGTCTTTGTACAGCGGATCCGTATCGTCTGAAATTTTACCCGCGCTGAAGTCGGATGTGGTTTTACCGGATGGTGCGGTCAGTTGCGCGGTGGTGGCGGTCGCAGCATTCGCAGCGATATTACTGCTGAGAGACAAGGTAATCGCGGGAGCGCTATCCGGTGCGCCCAGTTGTCCTTCACCTAAGTAAGATGATGAACTCCCAAGAACCAAGCCGCGTCCGCGTGATGCTGCCATTTACAGTAATTCCACCGTGGCCGATTCAACCACCAATTCATTAGCCGCATTGCTGACACTGAAAGTGATTTGCACCGACAACAACCGATTGGCGGCATTACTATCCACTGCTGCTGCGCCGGACACCGGTCCGATGTTTTCAGCCGTTGACCACGCATCACCTATGCCCGTTGTGGGCGCGGTCTTGGCGGCGATGATACCCATGCCCAGATAACCATTGAGCGATTGGTCAGCGTTTCCCTGTGCCACAATGTCGAAATTAAGAAACCATGCGTTACGGTCAGCATCTAATGTAGACGCCGCCGAAATATCACTAAACATAGTTGTCCCGCCGTAAGCAATCACCACGCGCACGGTGGGTGTACCGCTGTTAAGCAGCATATTGCCACCCATGCGTACCCGCAGCACGCGTCCGGCCAAAAACAGGCCATCCGGTATGGTTACGCCGCTGTTGGCCTTGTTCAACGCTTCAATCGCCGCCGCTGTCGTGTTGGTGGTTTCGGCAGTGGTCGTTTTGTAGATGCAAATGGGTCCCTGCGTCCGCATCACCCGCAAATCACTAATCTGGTTGGTGCTGATGGTCGTGTCATTGGCTGGTACATACACCACCGCCAATACCACATCATTAGCGGTTCGCGCCGGTGGTGCTGGATTGGCCGCTGCTGTCCCTGCGCGTGCTGCCTTTGTGCCGCTGCTATCGACCACCACCAAATCTAAGCGCGGATTGGTCGCATCTGCCGCTGTGATAGTCACATTACCAGCCGCAACAGCCCTCAAAGTGCCATTGGATAACACCGCCCCTTTGGACACTGCCACCGTCATATCTGGTGAACCTTGCGCTGTGACAGCACACCCCACCAGTACACAGTCGATACCTTCAATCCCTGCCCATAGCGCTTCTAGGTACTCACTAAAGACGATGGATTGCACATCGTTCGCGCCACTGCCTTTATCTGGTAATGCAAAAGCCATGTGTATTCCTTACTGGACATCCATCCATGTATCGTCGCCAACTTTGCGATATTCCAACTGGTAATGTCCGGCTGCCGGGTCATTCGTGGCATTGATGAGCACCCGTAATCGGATAGTGGTTGATACCGCCACGCTGTCATCTGTGTCCTGTGTTTGCCGCCATGTCGCCGCCGATTCGCTGCCGTCGTCATTCCGAAAACGAAAGCCCTCTTGTTCCAACACGGGTGTAGATGACGCGCCAATCGCAAACGCGATGTGTATGGCCGCATAATCTTCTGTACCAGTCCCACCTGCATTCGATGTGCCAGTTGCACCGGCTGGGGTCTTAGTCGCATCACCACCCGCCACACCGCCAAAGGTTGTGCGCAGGTTGGTCGCGAATCCGCCGATAGATGTCGGGTTAGTACCACTAAAATCACCAAACGAAAACGCTACGAGGTCATTGTCGTCAATCGTCGTTACACTAGGGGCGGTCTGTGAAGCGGGTAAAACGCCATCCGCCTGCCCACCGGTGCCCACCACGTCCACCGCTGGCGTCACGCCGCCGCTGTAAGCATCGACTGTAATCGTGCGCCAATTGTTGGTGGTCGGTGTCCATGTCCATGATGCTGGCTCGCTGCTGGCAACCTTCCAATACACCCACAATGTAAATGAGCCGGTGTTGGCAATCGACCCCGCTAGACTCCAGCCACTTGGCACAGTCGCCCACGTGTTGGTATCGTCTTCCAAATACGCACGGGCAATCAGCAAATCACCGTCGGCTGTTCCGGTTGGCTTGCCCGGTGATACGTCACCGCCAGATGAATTACCAGCGCTCGACCCTGCGCGATAGGTATACGCCATTAGCTAATATTCCAGTCCAGTCCGTCTAATTTGCCGGATGGCAACAGCACTTCCACACGCAGCCGATTCTGCACATTGTTCGGCACAGCTTGGTCGATTTGTGCGCCCGGCTGAATAACAAAGCTGTACACCTTGGCGTTGAAGGTCGATGTCACTTTGATGGTGCGTGCGCGGGTGTCGTCATTCGTCACATGCACGGCGGTCACCTGCGCCGGTGTCAGCGCATCATCCCAATCGTAGGTGATGCTCAGTAGTGGCGTTCCATTGCTGTCATAATCGCGGTAAATCTGGTTGGTGCGTATGGTCATTAGAATTCCACCTTCAGCAATCGGTTAAATAGCCACAGTGTGACCGGCTCGGATACCATCAGCAGCACGGCCATCAGCCACGTGATGACTGGATGCACTTCCCACACATAGCGCACACCCGGTATGCTGTAGGTAAACACCTCGAATTGCATGCCCAGTGCTTGGTTGGTCGCGTACTTGAATGCATCTTTCATGGGAGCCTCATAGCACATTTGGTCTTAATTTCAGTATACACGCGCCACAAAATCGGCGTCCAATAAAAACGCCCCGCGTGTCAGGCGAGGCGTTTGCTTTTCAGTTGACTTGCAGTCGTTTAGGATTGCGCGTCCGGCTTGGGTTTGATGTTGTCTTCCAGCGGCAGCGTATAAGTTACACTGAATTCGTCGCCGTTCTTCAATTCGCCCTGAAGCGGGATGACTAAGACATCGACTTCTGACGCCACATCATGCGCTTCACCTTGCCGGTCCACAACCCGCGTGTGGATGGTGCGCTTCTCAAATCGCGCATCACCTTGTGTAACAACTGGCTTGTCAGACATGCTTCACCTCATAGTTAGTTACTGCTTATTATAACGCGATTAGAATGGAATATCGCCGCTACTTTTCACCGGTGCACCGTTTGCAATCGCCCGTAATAGCTCCAGCGTGGTCTTGGCATCCGCGCAGGCCGAGTGTGCCATCTCGACTTCTACATCCAGCATACTGGCTGCGGCACCCAATGAAAAATACTGGAATTGGTTGCGTGTCGGATTCCACTCGCCAACATATTCACTGACCAGCTTCATGGCGTCGTGTATGCCAAGGCTGTAAATCAGTGGATGCTTATAGCGCAGGCACTCGCGTTCCAGCAGTCCCACATCAAAGCTCGCGTTATAGGCCACCCACACACGCCCTGTTAGAATCATCGCAAGACTTACCAGTGCATCTTCTACCATTGCGCAATTAGTCAATTGTTCCGGCGTGATGCCATTGACTTCCGCTGCGCACTGCATATTCTTGCCCGGTCGCCATAACTTTTCGGGATGTTGTGGCAGCAGCAGTTCGTTGTACAGCACCAATCCCTTGGCGGTGATGACTGCCGCGCTGACCATCTCGTCATCATCTTGCAAGCCGGTCGATTCAGTGTCGAAGAAGCTCACCTGCCAGCGTTTGTCCACCAGCATCTTGGCATGGCGCTGCGCCCTGTCACGGTAGGCCGCCACATCCGGCATGACGCCCGCGTCCGGCTCGGCACCGGCAGCGCGTGGTTCGACATCATCCAACTTCCACCACTCACCATCTTTCACCAGCACCACTTTAATCGGATGCTGCGTCCAGTTGCGCACCTCGCCTTCTTCCATAATCATGATGTCCGCATAGCCTGCGTTGAACATCAGATTGTAAGTGTCGCGTGCCGGGTTGCTGTGCTGGAACACATTGACCGATTGACCATCTACGGTTTTGCAGCGCCACATTGGTGATCCGCTGCCCTTGGTCTTGCCGCGTTCAATCCGGTTGATTTCGTGTGTGTAGTCCATCGTGATTCCTTTCTAACTACGCTTTCCGAAGAAAGCATCAAAGTGTTTTTGGTCAAAGCCTTTTGAAAATGGATTGAGTTTGCTCATGGTGAGAACTACTTAACCAACTGACTGCTATTAAGCATCAGCACCGGCGGCACCAACATCAGATATTCATCATTGCTGACTTGGCTGGCAGTTTGTCCATTGGCGAGTTGTAGATAACCCATGAATGCTGAACGGATGCCCATCACTCTTGCAGACACGCAGCGCGATTTCACATCGTGATATAGCATTGTGGCCGCCTGAATTTTTGCAGCACGTTTATTGATAGCTGTGTCAACTTTGCAATTCAAAACAGGCCAGTGGATAGTGTAAGTATCCTGCCCAAAACTGAATGACAGCATGTACGCCTGTTTGCCATCCGTAGACATGAACGCTTCTGTTATAACTTTGCCCTTGGCGCGTTTGATTTCTTCTTTGGCATTGTCAAACCACACATCAGGTGATGATTGACCAGTTTTCCAATACGGTAAATCGTCCGCATATAGTTTAGTTATGTTGCTCATCTAATCCATTCCTTTCGCTTTAAATTCGTACAGTTCAGCCGTCCGTAATAGATTCTCAATCGCCTCGACGTTGGGTGACATCGTCAGCCACCCTTCGTCCCGCAGTTCATCCAGCATCCGCAAGGCTTGTCCGTAAGTGTCGAAGTGCGCCTCGTTTTCGAGTTTGCCATCCACAAACAGCCGGACGCGTCCTTCCGCGATGTCATCGAACGTTATGGTGTACTTGCGGTTATCACCCGTGAGCTTCATCACCCACCGCCTTAATGACTTCTTCCGCCTGTTCAATCACCGGCTGCACAGATTGCGCCTGCCGCACGGCCTTCAACTCTTCCGCCACAATCGTCTTGCCCACACCCAACGCATCAGCCAACTGGCGCGAACTCATGGCGATGGCTGCCGGATTCTCGCGCAGGTATGTCCGCACCTGTTCACGTGCGTCCGTGGTTCGTCCGTAACCTTGTCCGTGTCCGTGTGTCCGCGTGTCCGCAACGGACAGTTGGGCGGACGCGGACGGCAGTTGTGGTTGGACACTTGCGGACACTACGGGCAGCGCCACGGACGCCTTCTTACTTTTGCTGAATTTTTCAAAGGCCGTCAGCACCTCGGCGTCAAACTTGCGGCACTCATCACGGTAGCGTTCATCTGCCCGGCTGTTGACGGTTCGCTCGCCAGCGAAGATATTCACTAGCAGCTTGCCGGATGCCAGCACAATCAGCGGCGCAGCGATGCCCACAGTCACCGCCACCACCCGTGTCCAGTCGTCCTTGCCATTCATTGCGGACAGCGAGCTTTGCAGATTGGCGATACTTGCCACCACTGATGTGATAATCAGCAGCAGCCAGCCCAACCACGGGTTGTGCTTCAGCAGATATGCGCTCAGCAGAATCGCCAGTTCCACCGCCACGAATGATGCCAGCGCTGCCGCCTGATGCACCCACGGCGCAACCTTGCTGGCTTCGATGGTCGCGTACACCGTCGGCACAGTATGCACACCGCTGATGATGGCCGCTGATGCAAACATCGCCATGACTGCCCATCGCACCCAACTTGGAAACACGCTCAGTTCGTAGCGCAGCACCGGCACCGATGACGGATGCTGAAGCTCGTACTGACTTCTAAACTCTTGATAATCCATGTTTATCCACCGCCTTTATACGGTTCAATTTGCGCACGCAGCACTTCCCGCCGATGCAATGGCGGCTGCTCGATTCGCCGTTCAATATGCCGGATAGGCGTCCGCATCGTCCGTGCTTCCAACTTTGGCGCGGACACTTCCACGTCTGCGAAGTACGGCGCAATGTCCGCCAACGTCCGTCCGGCTTCTGTCGGACGTGTCAGCACAATCGTCCGGCCTTTGCCTTCAGCCTTGGTAATCCATCCCCACTTCACCAGCGTTTTGACGTAGTAGGCCATCATCGACGTGCTGGTGATGCCCATCATCTTGCCCATGTCGCGCACTGTCGGCGCGTGTCCCATCTGGCACATGTAGGCCGCAATCTTGGCATATAGCCGGATGCATTTGTCGTTCACTTCTGCACTTGCCATCTCAATAATCCTTTCCGCGCGGTCGTCTAAACCGCTTAAATTTGTAGACTCGGTTGGCGTTGCGTGTCGGTCGCCAACTGATGTGGCTCGGATGTCCCACCCATGCTGGCAGCCCCGCCCAAATCGCTTCCTTCCGATGCTGCCGCGCTCTTTTGGACTTCTGCAATCTCCGTTTGCCCTTGTAATTCCGGCGTGGCATTCGTCGCCGTCCTTTCACGTAATAGTTGAATCAGGACTTCACCGTGGCATCTGCGCGGATGGCACCAGCACACCAATGTCATGCCGCGCAGGTTCTCCAGTTGCGCCAAGAGTTGTGGTTGACCCGTAATCCACTCGGCGTACATCTCAATCGCATCCTCGCGCAGTTCGTCGGTGTCTTCTTCAATCTTGAACGGGTTGCCAAATGGCGACTGTGGCAGGTTGAAGTGTCGGTTCACCATCCGGCGTCCGATGTACACATACCCACTCTTCGTCCAGCGTTGATTGTCCGCGCTCCAAAACTTCTTCACGTCATTGAAGTGCGCCAGCTTGGCCGGTTGTGCGGTCGTCGTCGTGCTGATGCTGACCATTGCCGCCAGTGCGCGTGCTTTGGCTGGTGCATTCACTGCGCGGAAACGTTCCAGTCCGGCTTCAATCTCGCGGATGTCATAGCCGTATCGTTCGCACATTTCACGCGCTTTCGCCCACGGGTCAGTTTTCATGACATCACCTCGAACAGACTCAATTGCTTCGGCTTGGGATTAATCAACTCTTCCCAAATTTCACGCACATCAAAAATGCCATAAGCGTTGTTGCCATCTTTGCGGTAAATCGTCACACCGATTTGATACGGCTTGACCTTGATGTTCTCGCTGCTTTCTTTATTGGGATACAACCGCCCACCAGCGATGTTTATCCACACCGAACCATCGCCCAAATCTGGTTCACAGCCGCACTGCCATGTGCGCAGCAAGCCTTCCACAGTCTGCCCGTGTTCAATCGCGTGTTGGATGCACGCAATCGCAATCTCTTGTGGTGTACGCATCACTGGGCAGCCTTTCTCAACTTGGCCGCTGCGTGATTCTTCCGGTCAAGCTCGCGTTGATGTGTCCGGCAGCGACTCAACCGCCAGTGGCATCGCGGCTGATTGCATCCGGGCACACAGCATGGCTTGATTGCGTTGGTATCGCGCCGTTTGTCTTCAATGCATGCCTTACATGGTGAGCTTAAAGCGCCTTCTTTTTCATAGAAGAATTTTTTCGTCTTCGGCCACCAGTCTTCACACATGTTGCACCATTTTTCATCACCAAACTCAGTGTGACGTGTGGGCATCATTTCACCGCCTTTCGTGCTTTGTAATCGGCGCGATACTGGCGTTCATGCGTCAGGCAGCGCGACCCGGGTCGGCATGCCAGCATCTTGCGCGGTTGATTGCAGCCTTCCACGCAGCACACCTTCAGCGTGAATCGCTTCTCTTGGATGCACGCCTTGCATGGCGAGCGCAGCTTCCCACGTTGCACAAAGAAGAATTCGTCTGTGTTCGGATGCCAGTCTTCGCACTTGTGGCAATATTTCTCTTCGCCGTCGTCTGTCATGCGGATACGTTCTCTCATGCTGACACCGCGCTTTCAAACACCAACTCGACTGGACTGCCGTGCACATCCCGCACCACGCGCTTGATTTCACGCACCAGCCGGTGTTGGAGGTAATCCCGTGCAAATGTCGTCGGCGCTTGGAACACCCACACATTTCCGGCTTCTTCACGTAGATATTCCACATCCTTAATCCACGTCATGAAGGTGTTCTGGTTCAGTTGGATTTCAAGCATTTGCTTGGAAGTCTTCCACTCTTTTGCATTGCCTGAAAGAATTTCTTTTTTTTGTTTTGAGGCCAAAGAAGAAAGATTGGAATCAAGTTGAAGAGTGGAATCAAGTTCAATACTTGAATCAAGTTCAGGCGTGTTTGGCCGACTGCCGCTGCCTACGACTGCCGCTGCCGCCGATGGTCGGCGCGGCTGACCATCGTAAACCGTGCTATCAATCTCACTGGCTTCATCGCCGCCGTTGTACAGCATCCAGAATTTAGCCGTAGACTCGCCGTCCGGCAGCATGATGTAACCTGTAGGCCGATAGTATTCACTACGGTCTAAAGTTAGCTTACGCTTCAGCGTGATGGCGTCCAGCTTGCGCCATTCTGGGCGGATGTAACCCTTCACCAGTTCCAGCGCCTCATGCTCGACCAGAAACCCGCGTCCATCCAAGCACGCGCCTTTATTCCAGCCAGTGGTCTTTGCCAGCGATGCACCCGACGGCCACGCCACGCCTTCATTGTTCATGCGTGACACATAAATCCAGTACACCGCCAAGCTCGCCGGACACTTGCGGAAGGGTGCAATCGCTTTGTGACTCAATCCGTGTATAGTTCGGCTCATATCGCCAATCCTTTCAAATCATCAAGGTCATCATCAGAAAGGTTGAACCACTCGCCGTTGATACGCTTGTCTTTGTATTTGATGTGTAACTGGTGTTCCAAGTCATTCATGTTTTGTGTGGGAATCAAGCATGCATATTCAACTTCAAACGGCAACTTGACATGGAAAGTTCTAAGCCTGTCTTTTGGGTGCTTAGTCTTACCAATTTTGTATGCACCAGTTGGTGATTTCAGTACGTATACATAACCTTCAATCATCTTGAGCTTTGGAATTGGCTGTTCACGTTTTTTGATTTCGCGGCTCAATTCCATATGGAATAGTTCAAGGGTGTGGCGGTCATCAAATGACAAAGGCCATATTTGCTGAGAAAGCATTACTGGTATCTGGTCTGACCATAGATAGAGAATGTCAACCTCTACACGATGTAAATGCGGTGCTGTGGCAGCTTCAAGCAAATTGCTCAAGGTTTGGAATACGCGTTGATGATGCTGTGCAATCTGCAATGCAAGAATGAATTGTGGGTTGCTCAGTTCATCAATCTGGTCCGCATCAAGTAATATGCCTTTATGACCAAGCGCTCGCACAAACCGAAAGTTAAATCCGTTTATGTTGGCGGTAACAATGCCGCCAGTATCAAATGGTGTCATTTGCGCAGCGCCTTTACACCCTCAATGATTTCATGCACACCCGGCACGCCACGCTTGACCATCAGTTCAACCACGTCCTTATATACGCAGTCATCGCACGGATTACCTACAGTCGCGGGATAGTTATCCGGCAGCGGTGCATGGATCCATTCGTTGGTGGTTTCCGGTGCCACATAGGTGTCAATCACGCGCTTTAGTTCAGTTTGTTGTTCAGGATTGTGACCGTAAACAATCGGCTTCTTTGTATCTGGCAGCTTCGCAACGGTCGCCAAAAACAACTCATGCGTATCATCCATCTGGCGGCGTGCTGGCTTGGCTTTCGGTGGTCGTCCGCGTTGATTGGACACGATGCCTGCCGCTTCTTCTGCTGCTTTCAATCGTTCTGAACGTGCCGCTTGTCTTTCGTTCCAGTATTCGTGTTGATGTTTCTCGCACTTGGTCAGCCTATTGCCGGATTTGCTCATCATCCGGCGTTCATCGCATCCTTCCACGCTGCATAGTTCTCGTGTTCCCATCGCATTCACCTCTAAAATAATTTCACGTAATTCGTCAAAGAGTCCGTTGCGAGCATTCCACTCGCTGTGCATAAAGTTGTCCGCGTTTAAGAGTGCCCATTCGCTGACACCGCGCTCGGTCATGCGCCAGCCGTCGCCATGCTGTTCAATCCAGCCATCGGCTTCGAGCGCTGCCGCCTCGCCATTCACAAGGTTGCTGTGGTAATAGGCTTCACCCTCTGCCCGGCTGCGATACATGCGCATCAACAATGACCGCATCGCTAAATCACTTTCGTTGATAGGTTCCCATCGCATCGCTTGGCTACTTTCAGTAATCCGGCAGGCACACACCCGCCGGATATGCTAATAAATGGGTGGGTTAGGTGGTCAGTTCGTCAAATTGCTTTAGAAATTCTTCGGCTTCAGGTCCAACAAATTTGACATAATCAAGTTCACTTCCGCTGATAAAGTAGACAAAGACAACCAATCCTCTACTCGCCTCTTCTAATTCACGTAAGGGTCTTCGGCTAGTTGTCCATTGCTCAATGTGCGTATTTGGTCACTCATTCTTGATGACACATTGGTTATGTTGTTTAGTAACACTCGCTCATTACCGATCTTGATTGCTTTAAACATGGTTGTTGTCCTTTATATTTAATCCGGCAGGCACACACCCGCCGGATGCGAGAATGGTGATTAAACGGCTGCCGGTTCGTCTTCTTCGTCTGGCTCATACTCATGGGTGTCTTCATCCCATGGGTTTTCACCATCGCCATAGTCCATGTCTTCTTCGTCTTCGTCCCACGCCTCATCATCGAAGGCTTCATCTTCTGTAGGTTCTGGCTCGTCATCATCCGGCGTAGAAGGTTTGGGCGGCAGTTTAGGCAACATGCCGTCCAGTGCGGTGGCGTCGTCCGCTTCATCTGCCGATGGGATGCGGGTGGGCAGGATTTCCAGCGCTGGCATGCGCTTGGCCGCTTGGCGCAGGGTTTGCAGCACGAAATCTTGCAGTTCTTCCGGCGTGCTGTCTTCCAGCAGCTTCCATGCTTGGTAGCGTGGCAGCACCGCTTGATATTCCGACTCCAGCGCGTCAATCACTTCCACCAACTCGCTGCGCAGGAAATGCGGATTCGAGATGCTCAGCTTGTAATTGCGTGCGACGACAGCCTTGCGCTTCGGCCAACCATCAAACGCCGGATCCGCCACCAACTTCTCGACGTACAACGTAAAGTTCAGTGCCGAGCGTGACTTATCAATCCGGTGACCGCCGGTTAAGGTTGCGGTGCTGGTCATCACCGGCTGGCGTTCCTCATTGCCGTCGGCGTCAATCTTCAGGCTGAAGATAAATCCATCGACGTGGTATGAATTGCGGTACAGTGTCGGCGCAGCCACCGGCACACCCATGACCTTGGTGAGTACCATGTGCAAATCTTTGCCAGCAATCGCTTGCTTGTGCTCTTCGGTCAGTGTCTCAGGGTCGATGTCTTTGCGTCCCCAGCTGGGTGTGCTAAACTTGGAGGCGCTTTCGCGGATGGCGTATTGCCATTGAGGGTGATTAGGTGTCTTCATCTTCTGTCCTTTCTAAATCGGTCGATATTGGTGTGTGGTCGAGCGGCTCAGGCTCAACCACGGCGTAACCTAGGCTGATGAGCAATTGCGCCAGCTTTCCGCGTGGCACAACCACTTCCAACTTCTGAGTTGGGTGACGTAGAATCACCCGCTCAGGCGTTGGCGGTTTCACGGTCATTGACTGCCAGTCGTGGCGTCCAGTCCACTTCATCAAACCAATCGCTGAGTTCGTCCAGTGCGTTGGTAATCGGCAGCCGTAGCGCCTCGCCTTGCTTCGTCAGGCTGATGATGACCGCTCGCCGGTCGTCGGGATTAGTCTTTCGCTCGACCATTCCGGCAATAATCAGGTTGTCGATAAACCACGTAGATGCATTTGTCGGCAGTGCCACAGCAATCGCCAAGTTCTTAGCGTTTTGCCCATCCTCGCGGTACAGTTCACCCAACACGTGCACTTGTCGCGCATTCAAATCTTTGGCGGCTGTATCCTCTAAAATGACCTTCAGCAGTCCTTCCATTTCTTGCAATAAGCTCATAGCGGCTACCCATACATGTGTCATTCTTCAAAACTCCTTATGTGCTTTAATTTTTCTTAGAACCGTTTGAAACCGTTTCGCGTGCGACTTTCTTCACCTCCTTCAGCGCGTTCCAATCACCCACAAAGGCCGTGCGCAGGTGCTCGATGGTCAGTTCTGCCGGATTACTCGGCAGCGGGATGAAGTTCTTCATCCACGGTTGGTTGCTATCTGTCTTCATGACGCGATCCTGAATTCTCGGTAACCATCCGCCAGTGTGTTCTGTGCCATCGTGCGCGGCACCAACACGCCGGTGGTCATCCATGTGGTGTTGCGTGCGCTGAAGCTCGGAAAGGTCGCCAGCGCAGGTGTCAGCCATTGCACCAGCGTTGCCCGGCGCATCATGACCATCAATCCGTCGGCATATAGGTGCGCATACCATTCCGCCCGTGTGCTCCACGGGCCACCCATCTTGGAACGTGCTTCATCCGAGTAGCGTTCAATAGCCAAGTTCGGTGTGTCGCTGCTGGCGCGGGTTTCAATCTTCATCTCAATGTGCTGCACGGCACTGTTCGGCACATACAAGATGTCACCGCGATAGAAGTACGCCGGGTCATCCTGCACATCTGCTGCATAGAACACGCTTGGCGATGCTTGCAGCCAGCGCACCACGCGTTGCACATGGCTGTTGGATTCGGCCAGTTGCCGCCGGAAGTCGAATGCGGTCATACACCCATCCGCGAAACGACTGTGCCGAACTCAGCGAAAATGGCCGCAAACGTCAGCTTGTGTGGGCCGAGATACACGAAGGCGTTGCCCTGTGTCGGTTGATTGCTTTGGCCGTTGGCGTTGTAGAACTGGATGCGGTGGTCAGTGAAGCACACTGGATACTGCCACAGCGGTTGGAACCATTTGCGTTCCGGCGTAGCGTTCACCAGCAAGATGGCTTCCTTCACCTTGCCGCCGTTGAATTCGCTAATCAGCTTGGCGACCCATGTGGCGACGTTTGAATCACCGTTGTCATCCAGTCCGTAGGGTGGATTGAGAAAGACGCTGCCTTCCCACGGTTGCAGCAAACCATTGGTGTCGATGTCGTAGTACATCGCCGCGCGGACAACCTTGTTGGCGTATTCGCAGCTTGCCGGGTCGAGTGTGATGCCAGCCATCACTTCCCGCGCTGCGTTCACATATTCGACTGGTGTGTACCATTCGTTCGATGTGCTGCGATGGTGCGCGTAGGTGGCGACGGCTGGCGCTGCTGGCTCTGGTTGTGCTTCTGGTCGCTCGACTAACGCCAACCAATGTGCATCCGTCCAGTACGCTTCACTATCTCCAAATTTAACGTGCGTGCGGTATGCATCGCGTTCATCAACGCCTATAACAAGACCACCTAGCCGACCGTGAATAGTTTTGACCTTGTCACCGACCATCAAAAGCAAAGGTTCTTCTTGATACGGAACAGCATCAGGACTTTCAACTACTACATACGCTTCTTCTTCCGGCGAGGCATCCACTTGCACAGCCGGAAACTCTTCGACATAATCATCTTGTGGTGGGCTGTAACGCACTGGCGTCGATGGCACTGGCGCAAATACACGCGCAGGTGGCGCAGCCGGTACAGGTGGCAGTGGTGGTGGTTGGCGTGGCGGCTCGGTTGGCTTGTGCTGGGCAACAATAGCCTTGGCGGTGGCGTAGGTAATTGGTTCGCCGGATTTGGCAATCTCAAGCGCTTCTTCGCGTGCCTCATCTGGTGTGGATGGTGCTGAAAGTAGGTAGAGCGCCTTTGCTTGAAATTCCGCACCGTGCGGAATCTGAATGAACGCACGAGAGACATTCATGTAACGTCCGGCGGTATCATGGCTCCAACCAAACTCAGCGTTCAGCCAATTACCGAAATTGCCGTGACCCAATTGGTCTTTGACTTCAATTAGCTTGGTGCCGATGTCGATGATGTCCTGTGCAGCACGGCGCATCAACGTCTTAATCTCGCTGGTCTTTTGCATCACGACGATGCGTGACTCGCTGCTCAGTGTGCTATAATCGAACAATGGCGGTAGGCTGATAAGATTGCCCACGGCGATCGCTTCAATGCCGTCGGCGAATTCCACCCGCACATAATCAATGTTGTTCAGGCAGTATGAGCCATCCGCCAGCACGGTTCCGGCCAACACACTGCCGTCTTCATCCATGTATTGCACCTTATCGCCGGGTTGCACGATGAAGTCCGGTGAATACTTTTTGTAGATGTACAGCGCCTTATCAATCACGCTAGATTGCTTGTGCGTGCGGCTGCCCGGACGGTGGGGCTTTGAGTTATGCACTTACGCACCGCCTTCAACGAATTCGAGCGTGGTGGTGCCTACGCCGCTGACCACGGTATACTTCATTAACTTGTCTACGCAGCGCCATGTGCTGCCACCGTGATAGCCTGCGTTGGATACCATGTTCACGAACTGCCGGATGGCCTCGCCACGGTCATCGTCCAGTGGTAGAACCGACTGCAATCCATTCTCATCAATCTTGATGTGGTGCCGCGCCACCTTCAGCTTGCGTTGGTTGTCTTCCGCTGCGCACACTGCCCAAATCCAGCCCATGTTGGGATTGCTCTTTGCCAGCGCCAGCATCTTGATGCATCCGAACAGGTTGTCGAGGTCAATCGGCTGCCGTTCGCGCAGTTCCACAAAGAATGTCTCATCACCTTTGTTGTACTGAATGAAGCGCTCATTGCTCGCGCTGTGGACGCTCACGAAGCCATCCCGCAGCAAGCCGTTCCACGTCTGGCTGAAAACGCGCTGCGCCGTCTGCTTGTCATCGCCAAAATCAACCACTTCGTCTTTAAAGTTCCATGCGTCTGTCACTACGATTTGCCATGCCATTTTGTGTTGCCTTTCTTTGAATAATTAATGCTATTTGTTGAGTTTTGCTTTTGATTTTCCAAAGTTGCCGGACAAGAATTCATTCAGAATCATCCGTGCAGCCGCCGACATGGTCAGATTATTCGTCTGCGCGTAGCTACGAACCCGCCGCTTGAGTTCGGGCGAGAGAGGAACATTGAGGAACTCAGTCTTCTTTTGTATCAGTGCGTCCATATTCACCTCTTTTGATTTTTAAAAGTATATCCCCAAAAATAACATCTTGTCAAGTAATTATACAAAAGTTTATGGAAAATCTTGTGAAGTTGATTTACAATTGATTTAGGTTTAAATAACAGGATGCACTATGAACGAACTTGGCAACTATATTGCGGTCAGACGCAAGGATTTAAGATTGACGCAGGAAGAAGTGGCCGAGCGGATGCGCAGTCATGGTGTGGATAGAGCCGCAACGACATTGGCGAACTGGGAGGCAGGTCGTCAGGTGATTCCGTTGGAAGTCATTCCGGCTCTTGCTGAAGCGTTGGAGGAAAAGTCGCCAGCCAAGTTATACGATTATGCGGGTATTCTCGCTGGTATCCCCGGCAGTCGCATTGTCAAACTGCTCGATGGGCAATCGCCCGAAGTTATCGACCGGGTTGAGCGCATGATTGCTGCACTCTTGGACGATGGTAAATAGAACGTCAATTTTTTGGTGTGGGCTGAGTGCATCATACATCTTTGCGATGCGTTCAGCCTGTTGTGTTTCCATGTCGGCACATCCTTAATAATACTGTTCAGTTATAAATCGTAGCCCAAATATTCTAGCATGTGGTGACTTTTCGGTACTAATCAGGTTATTGCTAGGTTTGAATGTAGTTTGTATTTTTTTGTCCGTCAAGTATTAGCGTCAACACTATCTTTAGGTAGTGGATTTAGAACACGTTCGTCGCCTGTAAAAACAAATAAGCTATGGCAAGGAGTATCACCAATGAAAACATCAATTTTATGTCTGCTGTTAGTAATGCTCACTTTCTCAAATCTTCCTGCTAGGGCGCAGGATGTCCCAAAAGCATGTGAACTCACTTCATTGAAGAAGTACGTGTCCGAGTTTTACGAAGGATTTAAAAAGGTCAATGAAGGCAATCCTACTGATCCGGCTAAAATCTTAGCGTTTTTCAAATCGGTTGCTGATGCCACCAGTTTTATCCAAGCCAATTGTTCCGGCCTGTCATTTGAAGATGATAAACAAGTCGTCATTGGACCGGTGACTATTCCGGCGGGTGTTTACCGCGCCAAAGCCACCACAGCCGGTTATTTAATCGTGCATGTGGATGCGATAGATGGTGAATGTGGTGTCGGCGTCCGCATGTCCACCAGTTCACTCTTCAATCTGTCGGATGGTGCTGGCAAAGATGGTGCCGAGGCCGTATTCGTGTCCAAAAAGTGCGATGTATTAATCACCGTTGAGAATGTTAGCAAGCCGTGGCAACTTGCATTTGAGCTTATCCGAACCAAATGACCACCGAACCACTACGCGCAATACTGCTGGCGGCAGTGTCCGCCAAAGACCAGGCCGAAGACGACAAATTCAGCTTAGATGCTCAGGTGTCGGATGGCATGGCTGCCGCTGCCAAGAACGGCTGGACGGTCACCGATGTCATCCGCATTGAGGGCCACAGCCGCAACTATCGCACCTTGGCGCAGTTGGCCGAAGCCGCTCGCAGCCACGATGAACCCGGCTTCGATAGGCTGATTGCCCACTTTGACGCCCACGACTTTGATATTCTCATCTGCCGGGATGCCAACCGCTTCGCCCGTAAAGCCTCGCTGTTGTATGAGATTGTCGATGTCATCCTCGAAGATTGCGGTGCGCGGATTTATTCGCTGTCGGATGGATTTGTCAGCCTCGAAAACGCGGACATTTGGCTGATGGTCAAAGGCTACGAAATCCGCAAGCAAATGAACTGGATTAAGAAGGAAATGCTGCGCGGTCGGCACAAGCTGGTGGATGAACACGGCATTCCGCAGGGTAGCATGTACGTCTGGTCACACATGAAAGTGCGTGACCCTATCGGTAAGGTAATTGGCTTTGTGCCGGATCCGTCCAAAACGTCCACCATCGAAGCGGCTGCCAAGCTCGTCATCAACCGCGTCGGCTGGCGTGACATCGAATCGCATCTCTGGGCATCTGGCATTGGCAACAACGGCCAACCGTTCAAGCGCTACTTCTTCTATCATATGTTTTGCAATCCGTGGTTCTGGGGCGATGCGGTGCGCAATCACAAAAATAGTAAGTATGCCAACGGTCAGAAAATTGGCTTATGGTGCGTTGACCATTCCGCGCCACTGCCGGATGAAGTCGTCATGCGTCGGGATGTCAATCAACCGGCACTCACGGGCGAACTGGCGCAGCAACTACGCGCTGAAGTCATCCGCCGGATTACCTTCCGCCCTCGCAAACACGCCAGCGTTCATCAGTTCAGCGGCATTCTGGTGTGTCAGAAGTGTGGCTTCGTCATGGTCTATTCGCATGGCACGCGCGATTTAGGAAGCTATAACTGCCAATCGAAGTATCAGGCACGCACGCGCCCCGGCTGCACACGCAAGTGGTCGATTAGTGAGAAGAAAGTCCGTGCATGGATGGACGCCGCGCTTCAAATCATGCTTGACCATCACGACCCATTCGGCTTGGTGTTGCCGGATGCGGTTCCGGTCAATCGTACCTCTCAATTGAAGGATGACTTGGCCGCCCTTGATAAACAAATCACCCGCCTGATTGAGAAGCAATCCATCGCGCCGGATTCGCTCGCCACGCTCTACGACCAACAAATCAACGGCCTTGCCACGCAGCGCGAAAACCTACTAAAGCACATCAACGATGAAACCCGCCTCGCCGCTCGTTATAACCTCACCGATGTTGAATCCGCTTTCCAGCAACTCACCACCTTTGAAACCCTCGCCGCCTTCTGGCAATCCGACAATGGCGTCATTAATCAGCTTATCCATCGCCTGTTGGGTGGTCGCCGCCTCTCCGTCCTTGACGGTCACATCACTGGTTCCATCGATCCCCGCCAGTAATCCCCGTGTGGTGCGCACATGGGTTTGTTCATATAAGCACCACACAACCAATCAAAAACGCCTGTGGCTCATGCAGGCGTCTTTGATATATGTAGCAGTCGGACATGAAACCGGTTGCGGTTACATGATTGCACCTCTTCACTCGACTGCGGACGAACTATTCACTGACCGTCACGTCAGGCACCACATTGGCCGGATGTACTTGCCGGATAAAATCCGCCAGCGCTGCCCATGCTTGTTTGCTGGCTTCACGTTCGGTGATTTTGCCTGTGTAGGTCGCCTTGATGTTCACCGTCCATGTCACCGTGTCATCCGGTTGCGGATCCGGCACGACTTTCACCGGCTGCACATCCAACCAGCCATTGAAGCACCAGCCTTTGATGGTCGTGCCCACCATGACCGGCAGCCACACACCCGCTGTGGTGTCGATGGTTTCCTCAACGCGTTCGGATGTTTGCAACTCTGCCACATCAATCAGGCTGACCAAGCCGGGTGCACCACCCACCAGCGCCAGCAATGCAGAATTACGCGTCGGCTTCTGACGCACGGGCACTGCGCCTTGTGTGCCAGTGACGATGTACGCCTTAGCGCGGCTGTCGAAGTCTGCCGGAAACGTGGGCAGCGATGTGACCGGAATCACCACCTTATCGGCTTCATCTTCCAACAGCGTCATGAATTCGTTGGCGGCACTCATGTCGAACTGCGCCCAGTCGTTCTTGCTCGACCATGTGAATAGCAGCTGACCTTCCACGTTTGGAAAGTGGCTGTACACTGCGCGGTTGAGATAGCGCACGTTCTCAAAGAACGCTTTCTCTTCACTGCGTCCGGGCAGCAGCTTCGCCCACATTTCCCGCAACGATTTCCAACCGCGATGGTTCTGGTAGGGTGGCGTCAGTGGGAACTTCTTTGCCCACGGTGCCACATCTGCCAAGTCATCCGCGCCGTGTTCTGTAATCAAGATGCGTGGTGCCATAAAGCCGAAAAACTTGGCCGCATCATTGACCACTTTGAACCGGCCACAGTGCCACAACATGCCGATATTGCTGGCATCTTCCGGCCAATTAGCGCGGTTCTCATAGTTCGGATGCAAATTAGTACGCCCATCTGACCAACTGCCGTCTGGATACCCACCCACAAACCCGCTTGGCGCTATGCCGCTAAAGTATTCATGCAGTCCCAACACGAACTGGTCACGGTGCTCATGCAGCAGTTGGAAGAACTCGCGCATAATCGGCTGTGACCATTCCGGCACGGTTGGGGTACCAATGGCACAGTTGCAAATCACCAGCCGTAAGTTTTTCAGCCCACGACTGACAATCAACTTCATCAGGTCGATGTGCCACTGTGCCGCGATGCCAGCTTCATTGCCGGTGTATAGATAAATCCCATCAACGGCTTCAGCTTGGCGCTTCTCTATCCACTGCGCCGGAGTCAATTGGCTGTAGACGTTCTCATCACCTTTGGTCAGCGCCCAATTGCGGTGCACCACATTGAGGTTTGGGAACTTCCGCCGATAGCTTTGCGCCATGCCGAGGTTATCCATGATGAGTAGCCAGCGCGGATTAATCGCCGCGATATGCTTTTCCAGCACATCAGGCCGTGGCGTGCCGATGCCATTGACGTTGTAAGAGATTGCCGATTGTGCCATTTAGCCGCTACTTACTGGACGTTGATACCCGATAATCGGCAGTTCATGGCGGGATGCATAGTTATACGCCGATGCGGATCCCAAAATGGTCAGTACGAATTGAAGCACCACCGGCCCCGCAACTTGTAATGCATTCAGTAGCGAGTTGAATTGTGGCGTCAGTCCGAAGAAGGTTGTAATCCACGTCAGCACCACCAGCACGACTGCCACTAAAAGTTGCAGCGTCCGCGCAGGAATAGCATCCAGCAGCGGTATCATCTTCAACCAACTGACCAGCAGCAGCGTCAGCGGTGCGCTGAACACACTGCCGATGATTGCCAGCAGCGCCGTCATCAATTGATTACCGGCTTCACCCACCGGAATCACATCCAGCGGTGAGCTTGGTGGCGTAGGCGTGGCGGTCACATCCTGCGCATGCAGAATCGTTACGCCGAGCACCAGTGCCAGCAATACGAACAGGACTATAAACACGGTACGTTTTTTCATGAGAGTTGCCTTTCTGTCGAGCATCATGCTCGTCTGCAAATGGATGTTTCCGATTTCTAAAACGTCGAGCGCCACGCCGGTTTGGTGCGTGGTCAGGTATATTTCGCCAGCCAACCGCACACACTGGTCATACAGTGCGCGGTGTTCATCCGCCGTCAATTGCGGCGACGCTGTGGATAATCTGCTGCTGCTTGAGAGTGCCAATAACTTCATCCCGCAACTGCCGAAGAAGCGCTTCATGTCCGGCACACACTGTCTTATCCTCACTGATAGTTTCAATTTGGCTGCTAAGTTCAGTAAACTTTGCCTCGATTTGTTCGCGCATGGTTTCGATGCTGCGCGTGTTGGCCGCGATTTGTTCGGTGTGGGCGCTCAGGTTATCCGATACCAACGTCTGATAATTGCGCAGGTCACGGCCTTGCCCTTGAATGACAGTAGTTTGCCGGTCAATGCTGGTAATTATTTTTCGTGCTTCAACCGTGTTGCTGGTCACCACCTGCGTCGTCAGCTTGATTTGCTCGACGTTCTGACCCACGATGGTGCTCAAATGCTCATTGGTATCCAACTGTTGTTGGATTTGCTTGATGATGATGGGCAGAAAGCGCCACACCAGAAAGCCGATGCCCAATATAATCACCAGTGACACCAACGCCACCACGATGACCAAGTTATTCAATGGGGCTTGCAATGCGGCTTCGACTAACTGCTCGGCCTCTTTGACTTGCTCAATCGGATGGATGAATGACATTGGTTGTCCCTTAATTTAGGCGGATAAGATGCGCAGCGGTGCGCCGAACGCCCGGCTTAATGGTTTGAAGCCACGCTTCAGCATGAAAGCTGCGCGTGCCGTGGTATCATCCGCGCCAAACCATTGCACGGATTGATTATTCGCGTCGTACTGGATGCTCTGGATGTAAGTTGCTCGCACATCAGTCGTGAGTGTGGTGTCATAGCCTAGCAGCGTGTCGGTCACACGGATTGCCACGTCCGGCACCACCAACCATGGCGGGATAATCTTGCCGTACTCATTGCGTGGTTTCAGACCGTCCGCCTGCCGTGCGGTATAGTCCACATTAAAGTTGGCTGTGCGATAGTAGAATGTGCGCTTGCCGGTGTTCTTATCCGTCGGTGTGATGCCTGCCACCCAATAACTTGTGGCATCACCCGCCTCGGCAATCTTCATGATGCGTTCCCATGTGCTGACGCCGCGCTGCTGGTCAGGTGCTTGTCCGGCATTCGCCACAATCCCGCTGGTCACCGTGTTATCGAAGAAGGTGGTGCTATTCGCCAAGCCAGTGACCGCATTGGTGACGGCTGTGTTAAAGGCCGTGTTGGTGGCTACTACCGCCGTGAATAGTTTTTCCCATTCCAGCGTATGGAAGATGCCCAAGCACTCCAAGTGAACCAGATTCGAGTTACCACCCGCTTGGCTGTAGGATGTTTGCGGGAATGCCCGTTGTGCCAGCAATGTATCCCGCAGCAACGTGCGCTGAGTACCACCGCCCGTATCTACACCCACTTCAATCTGGTCTTGCTTGATGCCATAAATCGCCTGTGATGTGGTGTTGTTAACGATAGGCGTGTTGCCTTGCGCGTTGGCAGCACCCACATACATCACACTCACACGGTTTGCCATCTCATCTAAGCTGATGGTGTAGGATGCGCCGCCACTGTTGAACGTGATGCGGTTTATCAGCCCTTCCCAAACCGGCACAACTGGATTGTCCACGTACACCGCCACGTAGCATCCCAAATATTGTTCAAGGATGCGTTGGCCTTCTGTCTCAGATGTGACGCTCAGGTCACAGCTTGCCGTGTCAAACCATCCTTGGTTGCTGATGGTGTGCTGGTAGTTGTAGGCCAGATAGCGCTTTAAGAAGCCTGTGCCTTGCTTCGGTCGCTGATAGACATGAATGTAATGTGATAGTGTTGCCATGTTATATATCCCGTATTCCTGCCCACCGTGGCACGATATTCAGCCGGATGTCCCATGCCGTTTCGATGTTGGATGTGTTGGCATTCGTTCCAAAGAAGTGCAGCCGATTATTGACGTGCGGAATCAGCGTCAGTGTTTGACCTGAAAACGTGTATGGATTTTGATTGACGTTGACCCCGTTCGGTGCATTAATCACGCCTACTTCAGTTTGTCCGTGGTTAGCGTAGCCGGTGGTATCAATCAAGACGCGTGTGCCGAGCGTGGCCGCATTCACAGCGAAGCACGCCTCGTCCATCGGAATGAGAATGACATCGCAGATGTATAAATGTCCTGCGCCGGAAACCAGTGTGCCATCGAGGTCGATTTCAATCGTGTTTTGTCCGGCCACCGCCACCGATGTGCCGAGTCCTGTCAATGTGGTTGGGACGCGCTCGCTGGAAAATGGCACACTCAATTGACCCAAGTAAATCGCCGCCCATGATGTGGTATTACCCACGCCGCCACCACCCACTGACGTGACTCGCACCGATGGCAAGGTCTGGCGGTTGGTTCCGTTGTAGCTGATGGATAGTGCGACGTTGTAAACCGTTGCAGCAGCCGATAGACGCACCCGCGCAAAACAGATGTATTGTCCGCGCATGGTCGCCATGTCAATCTTGCTCTTGCTGTTGACACTATCCCACACAATCAAGCCAGTGCCGGTCATGTCGATGCGTTGACCAGTGCCCAATGAATTGGATTTAGGCGCACCTGTGTCAGCCGCTTTGGGTGGTCCACCAAATGCATCGCCAGCATTCAGCATCAAAATGGGAATAGATGTGCCACCGCCCGGAATATTCATGGATGTAGGCTTGGTGCTGCGCCCACAGTACAGTGTATCCGGCGGATTTGCACCGGCGATGCTATCTGTGCCCAGTGCCACCAGCGCCGGAAGGTCACCCGGTATCAGACTTGCTGGAATGTCCACATAGTTATTGGTTAGTTCAGCCGTTTGCGTCGTGTTCCATTCACGTTTGTTTTGAATGGTTTTATTGACGAGATGGTCACTACCTGTCGCCAGATTCGCGCTGGATGATTTGAACTGTGTGCCGAGTGTCCACAACTTGGGATTAGCACCCGGCGGGATGCCACGCCAGCCAAATTCACGTTCAACTGTCAGGCTGACGCGGATGGTAGGGCTAGGGCCATCCAAGTATTCGGGTGCAAGCTCGACGTTGTAAATCAAGGCATATTGCAAACCCGCGCCGCATCCTGCCCACCATGCCAAGTACACCGGGTCAATCTGCCCTTGTGACTGCCAGAAATCGCGGCAATACGTCACCATCTGATTCAAGTTGCTCAGTTGCTTCTGCGCGCCCAAATAACTTTTATCACTAATAATGATGCTTATCTTCTCGACCACATTGCCAACCGGCGCAGCCAGCAATTGCCGTCCGTCAGACAGTGGGCTATCTGACCAAATCCCGCTATTTTTAACCGCCGGAATGTTGGGTGACCATTCATCCAGTGTGATTGCGCCGGACATCAGATTGACCACCACCGGATCCGCCTCGGCGCTTGTGGAATCACCCGGCGTCTTGCCGATACCCTTTATAATCTGTAGTTGTTTGTGGTCTAACCATCCACCGGCCATTAGTTTGCCATGCCTCTCAGTTGTTGCGCGGTGCGATACCCAACCGCGTCCGCCTGTGCTTCACTCTGCACGAAATTGGTATTGTTCACCGTCACACTGCCGCCGCTACCCTTGCCGCTGAAGCTGCCGCCCGGTATGTAACCATTCAGCGCTGCCATAATTGCCTCGGTGGACATGTTGTTCAGTACCGCCAATTCACGGTTGCTGGTCATTATTTCGGGACCTTGTTCACCCACCCTGAAGGTTCCTATCGCGCTGTCCGTACCGCCTGCATAGCCTCTGTTCGGTGTATCGCCACCACCATTACCATCATTCAGCTTTGCGTCTAACTGGCCTTGCTTCTGTGCCACCGCATCATTCGCGGCTGCCAATCCGTTGGCCGTGGCAATGATTTGCGCCAGCGCTGCGTCCGCTGCATACAATCCCGACGCGGCCAGTGGTGCGCTCGCGGCAATCGCGTCCATCGCGCCGGATACATCACCCACAAGTGGCGTGGCTGCACTTGCGTTGTCACCGAGTTTCTTGGTGGCGTCGGCGGTTTGCTGAACTTTCGGCGCAGCTTGTCCGGCATTGTTGCCCTGCGTCTGTGTCTGTTCGTTGAGCTTGGTCACTTCCGTCGTGGCGGCTGCCGCGTTGGTGCCGGTGGTCGCAATGTTGGTGTTCATGTCCGCTACGGGTTGCGCGGCTGTCTCGGTCGTGACCGTTAAGCCACCCATCATGCTGTCGAATAATTTAGTTTCGGCAGTGGGTGTGATGGTCACCGTCACTGGCTTGGCCGCATCAATCTTGGCTTGCAGCGCGTCCAGTGCTTCGGGTGTGACTGTTGGCTCAATATTCATCAGCGACCCGCTGGCAGTCAGTTGCACATTCGCGTTAGCATCCGTTTGAGCCGTGCTGACCGCATCCACCAGCGACTGCGCCAGTTCAGGTGTGCCTGCCGCAATCAAATCGTTCACCGCTGTACCAATCGCACCGCTGATTTGTTCCGGCTTGACCCCGCGCGAAACGGCCAGCGCCAACTCACCGGCGACTTCATCCGGATTACCCACTTTGAGGTCAAACGCCAGTTGGGTTGCGCCTTGCTGGGCAATCAATGCATCGGTGCCTTTTTTGGCTTCCCAGTTGGCAGGGTCGAGCGATTGCAAAAAGCTGACCGCCTGAAGGATGGCAATCACGAAGTTGCCGAGCATGGATTCAAGGCCACGGAAAGATTCGTCAAATCCAATCGGTTTCAGCGCAATCGTCAGCGCATCGCTCAACGTGCCGCCAGCCGCTAGCGCGTTTAGGCCGTCTTGCAAGCCGGATTTGAGCGCATCCATCTTGCCCGGCAGGTCGATGGCATCGCTGGATAGAAATTCGGTCGCGTATCGTTCAGCCTCTTTGATAAAATCATCAATCGCACCGGAGAAACTGTTGTCCGCTTCTCCTGCGGCGCGTTCGGCTGCCCCTGCTACATTCTTAAAAATGCCATCCGCGTCTTCGGCGGAAATTTCCATGAACGAACTAAAAACCTTGCCGCCCTGTTTCCCACCAGCCAGATTGCTGAATAATTGTTCCCGTTCGGTGTCGGTCAATCCCGGCATGGTTTTTATTTTATCAATAACCGAGTCGAAGAATTCAGCGCTCCACGCCTCGCCCGTTTCGGCAGGGTTGGCAATACCCAATGTTTTCAAAGTTTTACTAACATCTGAGTCTGCATTGCCAGCGGCATTAGCGACGTTCTGTTTAATCTTCAATAAAACAGCCAATACTGCGTCCGCAGATTTGAACCCAGCATCCATACCCGTTTTGATGAATGCCAATGCTTGCGGTCCATCTAGCCCCAAATCAGCTATCGCAGTGGCATTGTCTCCAACGGCTTTTAATAAATCCCCACCACGGTTCGCGCCATTCTGAAACGCCCGTACCATCATGTCACCGGCTACAGTGAAATTGGGAGCCAATTTGGCAATCACCATCTGATTGAGAGTGTCTAAAACCTGTTCAGGATTCTCATCTTGGAAGGTGTGGGTGAAGGTCAGTGCTGCACGTACCGCTTCATCAATCGGCACTTTCATCTGGGCGGCTTTGGTCGTTAGTTTACCCACTTGGTCAATGGAGTCGCCGAGGTCATCATAGAAGATGTTGTTAATCAGTTCGCGTGCGTTGGGTATTGCGCCGCCGGTCTGTGCATTCACCCGCGCCACAGCACTGTCTAAATCAAGCATCGGCTTGACCGCGAATTCATTGACCTTGCCCAAAATATCAACAGCCGTGCCGGTGATGTTCCAGACGGTTTCCAACACTTTAAGATTCTTGAGCGTCTGCACTGCGCTCAACGTTTCTTTGGATGTGTCGCTGGCTTGAACGTCTGCCGTAAAATTAACAGTTTCGCCTTTCCGCTGTAAATCGGCG